CGTCTATTGGCAATGTAATGGTGCTTGAATGTCAACCTGGCTCCCAAGCCGCACTTGACCACCTTAAGGGGTTCAAGCCTCCGAGCAAGCTCCCTAAGGCCAGATCAAGCCTGGTAACATCCAAGGGTTCTAAGAAACCTAAGGATAAAACCAGTGGCCGCGGTTAGGCAGATTGGGCTTGCTCGGAAGCCCATCCAGTTTTGTGAACTCTTAATACACTACTTACTATTGCAATCTTATGGCGAAAACTAATAAAACTACAACCAAAGTCGGAGGTGCAGCTGCAATTGCAGTGGCTCAATCGATTGGAAAATCAGTCTTGAAGTCAGAATTGAAAACCCTCTTCCATGAACTAGCTCTTGGTAAATCAGTCTCTCAAAATATAAAGAGAGCTATCAAGCTAGTCATGGAAATCTATGGCATCCCTCTCAGCTTAGCTGAGAAGTTTGTGGCTAAAATTGCCGGGCACCTACGGTCGAAGACTCACTTGGTCCGGAATGGTCTCCCCGCTAACACGGCCCTAACAGGGAAACCTGAGGTTGGCCACTGGCTGCAACCAGCTGGTTTGACATCCTTGGGGTCAAGTTCCCAAAGTACTAAACTCATGAGAAGCTCCGGCCCTCCAGTAGCAGTGGCGGAAGGACCTATGAAACTCTCACATGATCTTAAAACCACCAAGAGGAACGGACAGACATGCACCGTCGTGTCTGGCGTTGACTACCTCGGTAAGATCGAGGGAGCTACAGGGTTCAATACGCTGGCCTGGAGGATCAACCCTGGACTTCCTGGAGTTTTCAACTTTATTAGTCAAATAGCCCAAAGATATGAAACCTACAGGTGTCGCAAATTAGTCTTTCATTACATTCCCTCAGTTGGAACGCAAAATGCGGGTAATGTTATGATGTTTTTAGACTACGACGCTTTGGACTCTATACCTTCCGATGAGAGGGACTTCATGACGAACGCTAACTGTGTCACTAAGCAAATCTGGGACAGATGCACTTATACTGCTGACCCAAAACTGCTCATGTCGACACGGGAGAAATACGTGAGATCTGGAGTACCATTGGAATCGGGAGACGATGTGAGACTGTCGGACTTAGGCATGTTTTGCATCGGTTTCACAGATATAGACGCCCTGGATGGAGTGAACATCGGACGTCTCTATGTTGAATATGAGTTTGAACTCAGCACACCTTCGGTGGATGAAGTATCTTTGGCAAACTCTAAAACTAACCTTTGGTATTCTCAGACCGGTGTTGATGGAAACAATCCTTTCGGCACCTCACGAGATACCTCAGGGGACGTGGGAACTATGCAGAACGCAGTGAAAGGATCCGCTTACACTTGGTATGAGGATTCAACATTGCTTACTGATAGGTTGTATTTTGCGAATCCTGGCATTTTCACGGTAATCTTCATGGTGTCGGCGACCACCCCCGGAACCCAGAGTTGGGCCAATTACGATGGTGTAACCCCCCTGGGCACGGAAGTCGACTTCACCAATGCATCGCGTGATGTCGTCGTTAATTCTTTTATCGTAGACAAGGCTGGTGCGAACATGGAAATGACTTTCACGGGGGGAAGTGGTTTCGACAACATGTTCCTGATGGTCATGGAGACCGTATCTTTCTATGGATCGCTTCAAGCACCTCCACCTCTAACTAGGGGAGGCGTATCTATTACCCATGGTAAGGATGATGCGATCATTAGACTGGCTGGGGAACGTAGGTCTATCTCTCGCTCAGGTTCTTTTGTGAACATTGGAGAGTTGGCCGCACATGTGTCCGCTATATCGCGGTAGTCAAGATTAATTGTACATATCGACTGGAGAAGGCTTACGAGTCTGTAAGTCCCGTACCCATATTTCATACTTCCACTCTTTTAAGGGGGCAATAAGGCAGAGAATAACACTAGCAAAGAGAAAATAACTAAAAGTAAACTAGTATGTGAAATCTGAC